AGTTATAAGCGCGTCTGCGCTCTCAGGAATCTGGAAAGTAAACCGCTTATCTTTAACGAACTCGCGAAGAAGAAGTTGCGATAGGAGCCAGTCGAAGTTCGTACGAACTCGTAACTTCGCTCGTGGCTTCCTGCTCGTTCTTCCGTGATTACCTACGACGGAGACGACGTGAACCTTCTTAAATTCGGTAGCGAGAAGGTCGAAAGCGCCGGCAAGACGTTCAGCCCAATAGAGAAGGCTCGACATAATCGGCTCTTCGTTCGTCTCCGAAAGTTCTTCGTGGATATCTCCCGAAAACATATCTCCGCCTAGAAGCACTACTACGCCGTCATAGGAAACGCCTGAGAGATAATGCCGCGAAAGTTTTACGACGTTCTCTGTCCACTTCTTTAAACGAAGTTCCGCGATAGTGCGGTTGTACGCGTTTAATCCGTCTACTTCTTCTGGATTAACTACCTCGTCTAGGTGTAAGTCTGAGAGCATTACAACGAGAGTCGCCGCGCTCTTCTTCGGTTTCTCTGGCGCAAGCCATTTAGGACGCGATAGTTCGAGCGCTTCTACTTTTTCGATTACTTCTAGCGAACGGCGAAGAGTCTCGTTCTCTTCGGTAAGACGAACCGATTTATCTATAGCGGCGTCTCGTTCTCTTCGAAGCCGTGTCGTCTCTATCGCGTTCGAATCCGCTATTTCCTGCTCTAATCCTTCCTTAAACGACGTCATCTAAAATCTCTCCATTCCTCGCACGAGATAAAGACGTTCGAGAGATACGAATTCCGTATGTTTCGAGGACTCGTCGAATCGCTTCTAGCGAAACGCTTTTATCGCGAACTGCGGTAACGAACTCTTCTCTTTCAGACTCAGGAAGTGCTTCGTATGCTTTACGAAAGTGGCTCTTATGCTTTAGTTTCGGCGGCTCGTTTCGAACCTTATTTAGGAACTCTCCCATAGTCGTTCGCGTGACTCTCTAGGTGGCGGTCTAGTTTTTCGTCTACCCGAATAATCGACCTGTGGATAAAACGAAGATTCTCTACAACCGTTGCGTGGTCTTCGCGGTTCTCCTTCCTGAACTGTTGGATTACGACTCCTAAGAGTCCTCCTACCGTCGTAATAACAGCCACAATGATAGCCGCCTGCTCCGCGCTCATAGCGGATTACTCCATATCCGCGTCATTCGGAAACATCTTCTTAAATGCTTCCCTAATAGCCTGCGGACTATCCGCGACGGCTGGAGAAAGTTCTACGTGAATCCAGTCGCCGTTAGGCGCTCCCGTAATCGTCGGCTTCTTATAGTTCTCCCACGTGCCTCTATCGCAACGCCAGCCGCGTCCGAAAGGAGCCACCCAATAGTCCAGAATCATTTCAATTCCTAGAGCCTCCGCATTACACGGAATAGTTAAGAGGTCGAGCCACTCGCTCGCTACCTTGCGTCCGTTCGGAACGCCTTTCGTAGACGTCTTACGATACGAGAGGTCTACGGCTCGTCCTGTCGCGTGGACGCTCATAGTGTCCTTACCGCGCTTAGGACGATTTGCGAACGTACCGTTATTCCAGAGAGCACCGTTAGAGCGTCGTTCGATTTGGCGAACGAACGCGAGAAGTCCTGTACGAGCCGCGTTCGTCGGACTAATACCGTCCGCAATACCCGTATATTTACGAGCCATTACGACTTCTTTCGCGCCTTCGAAGGAGCAGTATCGCGAAGCGCAAACGCGTTGTCGATTTCTTCCTTCGTAAGTTTCCCGTCGATAGAAGCCTTAGCCAATTTCTCTACGACGCCAGCAACGGCGACGAAGCCAGCGAGAGCGGCAGACTTCCAAACTTCGAGTTCAGGCGCGATAATCGCGCTACCCGTAATAATTCCGAGAGCACTCGAAACGAAGAGCGCCGCGATTCTGCCGAAAATATCTTTCCACTTATTCATCTGAGCCTCCGTCGAGGTAAGTCATTACTACGTGAAATGATATCGCAAGCGCCGTAATCCAGATACCTAAAGTCCGCGTAGAACCTGAAAGGGTAATAAGGACAAGCCCTGTTCCAGCCCACACCCAGACGTTTTCAGTTAAATAGTTAAGCCATTTCATTAGTTACGCCTTCGAGGAGCAGGAAGAGGTGTTACAAAGAATACAGCAGATACGGCGACTACGGTACGCCGTTCTCCTACTGAAATAGTCGAGCCTGACGGAACGTAATCGTCATAACCGCCGTCAAAAACATTTACGTCCTCTTCGAACTTCTGTTTTTCTTCTATAGGCGCGTCTAGCGCTGGCGCGAAGAGAGTTGTCGTCGTTTCGAGTACGAGAGAAGTAGAAGGCGACTCGCCTACGGCTATGTCTTGGCTAATCGGATTCGTCGTAAACGAAGTAGTCGTTTCGCTAACCGTTGTCGTAGTAGTTCGAGGAGGAACCGTCGTAGGAGCGCTCGTAGACGTCTCTAGGAGGCTCGTAGAGGTGGTAGAAGCAGGTTCGGTAGTGGTAGTAGTAGGCGGCTCCGTAGTCGTCGTAGGAGCCTCCGTAGTAGGCGGAGGAGGCGCTTCCGTAGTCGTAGTAGCAGGCGGCGGAGCCTGAGTCGTCGTCGTGCTCGACGTCGTAGACGTAACCTCCGTAGTCGTAGAGGCAGGAGCCTGAGTCGTCGTAGGCGGCTCCGTCGTTGTCGTAGACGTTTCCTCCGTCGTAGTAGACGCCTCAACCGTCGTAGTCGTTTCGCTAATAGTCGTCGTAGTAACAGGAACCGTAGTCGTCGTCGTAGTTACAGACGCGCCGTAACTCCACGTATACGGCTCGCTAGGAGCACCATTACGCCACGCCTCGCAGTCGCTCCACGTCGGCATAAGCCCAGCCTCGTAATCCGCTCGCGGCTGAAACATCTGCCACGACGTAGAAGAATTAACTACACACGTCCACGTAGTAAACGATTCCTCCGCTGACGCTGGAGCCGCTAACGCCAAAAGAGCGGCAGGAAGAAAAACGATAGAACCGCTCCGCCATTTCATAGGGGAAAAGATTACTTAGAGGAAATATCTTTAGCGAAAAAGTTATAGTTAATCAAAAGACGTACCTTCGATTTTTGAGGCTGTAAACCTGTATGGAATCTATGTCCTTCGAAAACGACACCTGAGTTAAATTCAGGCATTACTCGACATTTCTCCGTAAGAGATTTAACGCTAGGGGTCATTTCCGAGCCGTCGAAGAGTTCGTTAAAAAATATCGTCTCGCCGTCTGATTCCGTTAAGTAGACAATAGCCGTGTAATAGTTTTCGATATTAGGAATATCTACGTGTGGGAAGCCCGTATGAATTTCATTAGACGGAAAAGAAAGCCACGAACGAACTCTTAAAATTTCTAGTAACTCGAATTCTGTTTTTTCGAGAAGTGAGTAGAGAAAAGGAAGGACGATATCTAACGACGTGCTATGGCGTTCTAAATTATCGAAGAATCTATGGAAGAATCCGCCTGCTGATTTATCGGAATTATGCTCGTCTGTTATTGCTCCCGTATGAATATTTTCAGCGTAGTAATAAGGGAAGTTAGGCGAGAGAAGAAATTTAGATACGTCTTGAGCCTGACGTATAGGAACTAGAGAAGACGCTTTACGAATCACTAGAGATAATTTCGAATTCATCAGTTAGCGCGTTATATAAACAGCCCACTCCAGCGAATAGATTTCGGAACGAGCCAGAGTAAGACGTTTGGAGCCACGTTCCTTCTAATCCAATAGAGGCAAGGAACGCCTGTCCAATAGGTTCAGATTCGGGAAAGTGTCCGCCGCCGCAGTCCTCGTTAGCGATAACGACGACTCGACTTACCTGATTAAATTCGTTTATTTGAGCGAAATGCGCCATTAAGTTACCACCAAAGTAGAAGTAGATAAGAAAGAGTGAACGGTGTACGAACCGTAAGTAGTTACTGTTCCTCCTGTAATGCTCGTAAGACCACCCTTGGAGATATCGGAAGTTAAATATCGTATGACGACGATTCCACTTCCACCGTTTCCGCCATTGACATTATCTCCCGTACGTCCGCCGCCGCCGCCACCAGAGTTCGCGGTTCCAGCGTTGGCTGTGGTATTTCCAACGCCGTTCGCTCCGCCTCCCTGACCTCCCGCACCGTTATTCAACCCGTCTTGCGAACCTCCTCCGCCGCCGCCTCCGTAATAAACATTTGAGCCTGTTCGATAATCGTTCTGGATTCCGTCTCCTCCGTTGGCTCCGTCTGTTCCAGCCGAACCTCCAGCCGCACCTGCTCCGCCGCCGCCGCCGTGTTTATCTCCTGCTCCTACGTTTCCTGCTGAGCCTGCGTAACCTTCTACGGGTGAGTAACCTCCAGCGTTACCTGAACCTCCAGCGCTTACTGTTCCGCCGTTAAAGTGTCCGCCTCCACCCGAGGCTCCCGAATATCCTGCTAATGCGTAGCCACCTGAGTTAGTCGAGACAAACGAGCCGCCTCCACCTCCGCCTGTAGCCGTTAGATTCTTAAAAAATGAAGGCTCGCCGTTGCCACTATTTCTAGGTAAAGCGCTCTCGGCACTTGCTTGCGAAACGCGTCCGCGTTGTCCTGCTCCGCCTGCTCCTACGACGACGAGATAAGTTCCTACACCTAACGATTCTGCGGCAATAGTTCGAACACCTCCAGCGCCTGCTCCGCCTGCCGCTCCACCTCCTCCGCCGCTTACTAGGAGGTAGTCAATAAGAATCGACTTAGAAGCAGTAGAAGCGCGTTTACTCCAACCTGAAACAGGAGTACCTGAACGACTCTGATTACCGAAGCGCGACACGTGCTCTCCTTAGACGGTAATTCGATTTACGTAGCCACCTATCATTACGACGTTCGCTGAAGCGGCGAACGCGCGAACGACGAGAGGCGTCGCGTTACCGACAATAATTAGACCTGCGACTACGAGAATTAGACCTGACTCCGCCGTAATCGTCTGCTCGATTAAGTCGTCAGGCGAGGAAGTGCCGCCGTACTCAATAGTGAGTTTTCGGTCAGTCGAATCGGAGTTCACGGCGTAAAGCCAAAGTTCGTCGATAGTCGTAGCGGTAGCGGAACCTGTATGGATAGTCGTTCCAGCCGTCGCGGTAGCGGCGACTTTAATAAGTTTCCCGTCCGTCGAGCCGCTTAACTTAATTTTTGAGTAGGTAGCCATATATCTCCTTAACTAAATAGTTGAGCCGCAAGAATTAGTTGGTCGTCGTCGTTCGTAATTCCGAGAGCCTGCCACGCGCTTCCTGTATAGAAATACGTCGTGTTATCGGCGTCTACGTATGCGAACATACCTTCAGCCAACGTAGGTTCTCCTACTCCGCCAAATGCGTTATCACGTGCCGTCGTCGTCGCGAAACGCATAATTACTTGGTCTTGGAGATATCCATTGACCTGCGCCGCCGTCAGGACGTCGCCACTCGCGAAAAGTTTTACGCCTAATCCAGCCATAGGCGTTTATGTTAGCGCATTATCGGCGTCGAGAACACCGTAGGTTACGTCGTTAAGTACGAACGGGTAGACGATTTCGGCAGGCGTTAGGCGAATCGTTACGACGTGCTGATTCGGATTCAGCCCGTGCGAAATGCCCTCTATCGCGTAGAACGCGGTTACGGAGGCAGGCGTACCCGTCGCATAGGTTCTAGTTATTTCGATTACGTTCCCGATTTCGAGCGCGAGGACGTCGGAACGTTGCCCAGAGGTAAGGCGATTCATAGAAACCTGAAGTTCGTCGAAACGGTATACAGGCTGGCTATATCGGTCTAGGAGGGTATTCGCGAGCGTTAAAGCGTCGGCGTCGTCCGCTAGGAGCAGGTCAGATAGAGCGAGGGTAGATATCCCGAACTCCGTCTGAGAAGTCGCGTCGTCCGCGTTCTGGATAGTGCCGCCTTCCGTCTGAGCGGAAACGCGGTTATAAAGGAACTCTTGTCCATAAAGCACCTGAAGCGCGGAGTACGGGATTTCCGTTCCGTCGTCCGAGAACGCGGCGGAAGCCGTAATAAACGACGCGGCGAGACGGTCAGTAAACGTTAGATAACCGTCTTTCGAGATAAATAGGTAGCCCTCTTCCGCCGCCGCGATTCTCTGAAGATAGGTAAGCGCGTTCGTATTATCTCCGATTTGGTACGCGCCTAACGTCGCTACGCCTGTATCGAGGTTCCGAGTAAGAACAGGATAAGAGACGGAGGTTAAATCTAGGATTCGTTCTACACGTGCTCCTGAAAGTTCTTCAGGTGGAGTAAACGCGGCTCCCGTCGTCGTATTCGCGAGAAGAACGAAATCATCTGACGTCGTAATAGCGACTTCCGAAAGATTAAAGTCGTAGATTACGTCGATATCGGTAATACGTCCTACGTAGACAGGCTCGTTATCGAGGAGAACCGTTACTTTCCTTCGTGGCGTAACTCCCGAACGTCCTAGCGTCGAATTCCAATACGGAGAATCTTCGTTAATCGGGTCAAACCGTCTGTCGTTATTAAGAAGACGGAACTGAGCAGTACCAGCGCTAAAGTTCGCAAGTTGGTCAGAACGTCCACGCGTAACGGAGATTTCGCGACAATACGGCGAAACGTCGTCACCTAAAAGGCTTCCGTCGAGAGCGTTACTATCGAGAACGCCTAGAGAAGCCGAATCGAGCGTAAATGGATTCGTCGGAAATCCGAGTTCCATTAAAACGGTAACGGACTCACCCCAAGGAAACGTTGTAGCCATTACGCCACCGCGAGCGGAAGAGCACCATTACGGCGCTGATAACGCTTCAGAGCATCTACGATTTGGTCACCGATTTCCGCTCCGTCCGCGCCCATACCAGCGTTTACCGTAATCGAGATACTCGTACCTAAACCGCTAGAACGATTAAGAGGAATCACGGCTTCTGGACCTGCCTCACCGACGAGCCCAAGCGTAGGACGCGTAACGATTCCACCTTTAGCGAACGGCGTAGCGAAGAACGGATTACCGCCAAAAAAATCTGGCATAGACGGAAGAGCAGGCGGAGGAGGAGCGAGACGAGACGAAACCTCCGCCTCCGTACGCGTCATATCCTTCTGAGCCTTACGAACGATAGCGGCAGGCGTTTCAGCGCGTACCTTGCGAAGTTCTTTCTCCGCCTCAATAAGTTTCTCGATAGCCGTACGCTCGTTATCGAGCGCGTCACGATATGCCTCAGACGCCTCTACTTCTGCCTCCTTCGCCTTCGTTAGCGCGTCGAGAGCCTCCTTATATTCGTCCGTTCCTTCCTTAGCGCCATTAACGATTACCTCATAGAGATAGTTCTGACGGTTAAGTTCCAGCGTTGCGTCAGCCTGAGCCACCGTCGCCTCTTCTGCGGAAAGTTTCGCGTCAGCCAAATCGCGTTCCGCCTGCTCGATTTCCGCCGTCGTCGGAACCTGAGTACGAAGACGAGTAAGTTCTTTCTCGCTATCCGTAACAGCCAGATTCGCGTCACGAACCGCGTACTTAGCCTCCTGTAGCGCGATTTCCGCTCGACGAATCTCTTCTGGCGTAGCGTCACCGCGAGTACGAAGTTCGGCTAGTTCGCGCTCCGCTTCCGCAACGTCGTAAATAGCCTCTTCGACGTCGAACTTCTTCTTCTGAAGTCCAATTTCGGCGTCCTCTACGTCGCGAGCGCTTGGACCTTCGCGCAGACGCTTTAGGCGTTCTTCTGCTTCCTGAATCTTCTTAACCGAATCCTCGACGTTCCAGTTAGCGCGGATAAGCGCTCTCTGTGCGTCCTCTACTGCTCGCGCCTGCTTCGCGGCTTCCTTAGAGTCGCGTCCGTAGCCCTGAGTAACTCGATTAAAGTTCTCCTGAGCCTTCGTAACGGCGTTCGTCGCCTCTCCGAGTTTCTTAAACTCGTCGGCTACGCGCTTACGTGCGTCGAGTGCTCCTCTTTCGGCGGAAGTAACGCCTTTAAGCGTGTCCGTATATTTCTTTAACTGTTCCTGAGCGACTTCGAGCGGAGACTTACCGCCGCCACCTCCGCCGCCGCCACCTCCGCCGCCGCCACCTTCTACCTTTGGTGCCGTGACCTTAAAACCTAAGTTCTTTTTCTCTGCGCCTTCGATAAGAGCGAACGCGTCTACGACTTTCCTTCCAGCCTTATCTGCCGCGTCTCCGATACGTCCGAAAGTTACTTCTCCGATTTCTCCGAGTTTCGGAACGTCGATACCTACGGCTCGAAGGATTCCGCCGAAAAGATTTACGCCTTTAATGACGAGATTTATAGCCCTAATCCAACTATTTATCATCATCTCGAAATATCCAATAATGGCGTTAATTACCAAGTTCACGACTTTTCGGAAACCTTCGAAACGTAGGTATGCGGCGGCAACGGCGACACCGAAGGCGATAATCGCGGCGACGACGATTCCTATTGGATTCGAAAAGAGGGCAACGTTAAAAAGATTCTGGCTAATCGTTGCGGCGATAGTAATTCCGCGAAGAATTGCGAACGCGGTTCCAAGAGCCAGCAGGATATCGACGAACTTATTTCCGCCTTCGATTACGTCGAGTAATTCGCCTCCGAGGTACTTTAAACCTGCGCCTAATCCTTTCTCTCCGACGATTTCCGAGAACTCTTTAAGACGCGGCATAACTTGGTCTTGTAAGAATCCGAGCAGACTCTTAAAAACGGGAAGGAGTGCCGTACCTAGTTCGGCTTTAACGTCCTCGAAAGTCGCCTTTAGGATTCGCGTCATATTCGCTACGCCGTCGCTCGTACGCGAGAAATCTCCCTGCGCTAGAGCGGAGTCCTTCATAATAAGCGCGTACGCGGCTTGCGCTTTAGCGGCGATAGGAAGCGTTCCCGTCGCGCTCTTAATTAGCCCCTGACTCATAGCCTCTTCCTTTAGGCGTACGTCGTTAAGGGCAATACCGAAACGCTTAAGCGGTTCAGTCTCTCCTGAGAGTCCAGAACGGAGCGCTAGAAAAACGTCGTCAATATTCGCGTTATTAAACGAGGCGAGGTCTGCGGCAAGTTTTACGAGCGTCGTACTCATCTCCTGCGCTGGAGCCTGCCCGATACCGAACGCTTGGAAGAGATTCCCGTACGTGCCTGTGGCTTCTAGTGCCGCCTGCTTAGAGATACCGAGGTTCGCGGCGGAATCGTTAGCGAATTTAATAACGGCTTCGGAGGACTGACCGAAGACGACGTTTACCTTCGAAAGAGATTCTTCGAGAGCGGAGCCAGCGTCTACTAACTGTTTACCGATAACGCCTGCGGCGATAGCGGCGACGCCAGCGACTTTTCCAATGTTCTTTAGAGCGGTAGTAACGCCTTTATCGAGAGTACGGAACGCGTACGTCGCCTTATTGCCTGTACCTTCTAACTTCTTAAAGTCGTTAATCGCCTTATTTATGCCACGACTATCGAACTGCGAAATAATTGGAACTACGACAGCCATTTAGGATTCCGTTTCTCTCTCGCTACCGAACTGACCGCTACTACGCCGAACTTGCGAGGAAGCGCGGTCTGACTGTAGTTGTCTCTGCGAAATAGTTCCACCAGCCAACTTCGCAGATACCATTTTTTCCGTAGAGGCGAGACTTTTCGTAATCGCTCCGAGAACGTCCGCAAAATTATCGTTTACCGTCTTCCACATAATACGAGACGCCTTCGGTTCGAATCCTGCCGTCGTAAACGACTTAACGATAGGAAGGTTCGTTTTCCGTGCTCCTGCGATATCGAGAATCACGCCGCCTGCGTCCTTCTGCCTAAGTCGAAGAATTGGAACCTGACCAGTCATACGGTTCGCTCGTCCGCCGAAAACGGTAGTAACGCGGCTCCTAACCTTCGAGCCGTCCCAGTATGGGAACCTAGACGCTCCTCTACGCTCTGGCGTCGTATGCCAATAGCCGATAGGCGGCTTAGAAGGAAATTGGACGCGAGCACGGCGAACGAGTTCGTCCGCAGGCGCTTTAATGCCCTTACGAATCGAGTTATACAGCGTTCGGTCTAGGTAATAGAGTTCCTTAAGCGTTTCGCCTAGTCCGTAAACGTTTACTTTCGCGCCAGCCATACGAGTATGTTACTCGACTACGCGAGTTCTCCATTTAAAAGCGTGATAAGCGTTTACGCTTCCATAGATTCCTGCTCCGAGAAGAAAACCGTACTGACGCGTAGTAATCGCGAATATCACCCAGAGGCACTCGTTAAGGAACGCGATAAGCCAGCCATACCATTTCCCTTTCCCGATAACGAATAGAGCAGTAACACCGATAATCGAAAGTAAGTAGGGCATTATCCGAAACCTTTACGACGTGCTTTCTTCTCCGCCTGTGCTTTCTCTTTCAGATAGTCCGCGATAGCGGCGAGCATTTCGGGAGACTCAGCGAGCAGTACGGACGGCGCTATTCCCGTCTCAACGGCGAGAACCGCTATTTCGTAGTGGGCTGAGTTCCGTCCAAAGGGTCTGAAGTCTGCTCCGCAGGCTCGACAGATTCGACGGAGTTAATCCACTCAGGGTCGAAGGCGATATTCGTCTTCTTCTGGCGCTTTAGGCTATGCCACGCGAGCCACGCGAGGTCAGTAAGACGAAGTTCGCTATCGAACTTCGTGACGCTCTTATTCCACGTACGTTCGAACGAAACGAAGTCACCAAACGCGGCTTCTACGTCTTCCGTCTTCCCGTCGAGGTATTTAACTCGTAGCGGAATTTTCATTACTGCTCCTTCTTCGGTAGGGGATAGTTATCAGGCGCCAGTGCTCTTCGCGAGAGTTCCACCCGTGAATGTGAGTTCGGTCATAGCCAACTCACCAACCGCGCCCATAACAGGTGTGTGCGCGCCGAGGAATGTATTCGAGAGCGTATAGAGAGGATTTGTAGCGCTAGTCGCCTGAGAACCTGGTCGAACGGTAACGGTGGTCGTCTGACCTACCAAACCGTAAATCGTCGCCTCGACTTCGCCTGCGGCGAAATCCTGCTGGAACGAAATTTCGCAAGAAATGTTCTGGAGTCCGCCAGCGAACTTATGTCCTGTATCTCCGAAGGCTGTGACCTCGACGGAATCGACTTCGTATGTGAGGGTGACGCTATTAGCGCGGTC